TAGCTGGCAAGGTGGGGCGTGAGTGCTTGGCCAAGCTAGGGTGGAGTCCGATAGCAAGGACAAATCCCTAGCTATAACAAGGTGCAATGGTGCGCCTATATTGCGAGGAGTAGAAGCAATGCAAAAGACAATCACAATCGTTACACGTAAAGAAGTACAGTTCCGTCGTAAGACTGCTAGGTATGGCAAGGCTGTTGGTACTATGTCCAACAACCAAGGATACCTTGCATTGAAGGCACGTGATGGTGAAGGCAAGTTTTCCAAAGCTTGACAGTATAGGGGACAACGATGTATTCTCCCTGACATCGTTGTACCTTGTTATAGCTAGGAGGAGTGACCATGAAACTAAAGCTACTAGGCGTGGGTAATAACGCCAAGACAGTGAAGGGTGATGGCAGTGAGTACTTGACTGCTATCTTGTACTTAGCACCAGCAGATACAGTGGACGGAATCAATGTCTGTCCTATGGCAGTGCTGGCAGGTTGTAAGGCAGGGTGTCTATACAGTGCAGGGCGTGGAGCCATGAACAGTGTACAGGCAGCACGACAGCGCAAGACTATCTTGTGGCGTGACTTCCGTGAGGTGTTCATTGCTGACCTGATTCAGGATATCACCAAGTTCAGGGCGTACTGTATCAAGAAGGGCATAACGCCAGTGGTCAGGCTCAATGGCACCAGCGACATTCACTGGGAGCGTCATGGCATCATGGAGCAGTTTCCAGACGTACAGTTCTATGACTACACCAAGGACATCAAGCGAGTGCGTAAGGCGCTGCCTGACAACTATCACTTGACACTGAGCTACAGTGAGGCTAGTACTAGGTACAGTGACATGGTGCTGGATCAGATGTGCAAGCATCAGGGACACAACATGGCAGTAGTGTTCAGGGACAAGGACAAGATACCCAAGACCTACATGGGCTTCAAGGTAGTAGATGGTGACAAGGATGACCTGAGGTTCCTTGACCCTAAGGGTGTAGTGGTGGCACTGTATGCTAAAGGCAAGGCAAAGCAGGACACCAGTGGCTTTGTAATTTAATAGGAGACAGGACAATGCGAGAGCAAGTCATAAGAGTATTACGAGAACATGCAAATGCAAATATCGCCCTGCACGTGGCTAACGTGGAGTTCTACCTACGCAATCCAGTAGGAGTGGGGGAACACTCCGACATCATGGAGGCCATGCAAGGGGAGCTAGATAAAGTGGCAGCACATATGGACAGACTGGAAGTGCTTGACACATTCTTTGTGGAGGACTAAGATGAGTATGACAACCTACGACTTCAATGAAGTACTTGACGAACTGGCTAACACAGGTGTAATCCCTGAGTATGACATCCCTGTGGAGACTTCTTACACTGATCTTGTGTCAGTGAAGATGGGATTTCCTATGCCCTCTGAAAGGATAGAGATGCTGAAGGATAAAACCATTATGTGGGTACCATTTATCTGTGATGATGGAGAGTACGATGAGTAACATTCTAATCCCTATTGATGACAGGGTTGTCCTGTCCATCTATCAGAACGATGACACAGGACAGCTAGAGTGCTTACCACTGGATGGTGGTGTCTATGATGGAAGGATAGGTGAGCCTGTATTTTTTGACAGGGCAGAAGAACTAGAGGACATCCTCACTGCATGTAGGCAGGGGGACTACAAGATATTCACACACCAGTACTGGGTAGAGTTGGAGGAAGTGAGCAATGACAATTAATAAGGCATACTTAGCAGCAGAGTTTGACTATCACATGATGTACAAACGTGCTGACATGATAAACTATCTTACAGGCCTGTACAAACTACTTGACAAGCATGGGCTGATGGATTACAGTGACTATCCCAAGGAGTTGTTTGATGTTGAGGAGAGTGAATCCAGTGGCGAAGTCCCTATTGCAGACGCACAGGCGTAGGTCACAGGTAGTACCCAACAAGAAGAAGTACGACAGGAAGAAGGACAAGAAGAAGGATGAGAAACAAGTACGATGATGCCTACATCATGGGCTATCACAATGGCTATCATGCCTTGACATACGACAACCAGTATGATAGTAATGAACAAGCTCAGTACCACATCAAGTTTAAGCATGGGTACACAGCAGGTAAAATGCAACGAGTGAAAGAGGAACGAGAAGATGTTGACAAAAGCTGAACTGAATACCATCATGAGCATGAAGGAGGCAATGGACTAATGATTATCTTGACAGTATTTGTGGGCTTGTTTATGTACGACAACGCAGAGTTTATGTCTGATGTACAGGACAAGCACCAGCAGGGGTACGAGTTTGCCTACGTAGGTAAGCAGGAGGTACGCCCAGATGTACCTAGCATACCACTAGGTGATAAGATTTACTTTAGCATGGAGAAGTAGTATGAGTATGGGGTTCAAGACTTGCCCTCACTGCAACGATGGTGAGGCAGAAGCATTGTATGCTGTTGATGACAAGATACAGTGGTTCTGTAACGAGTGTAGTGCTGAGTGGTTAGAAGAACCAGTACTGTACGAAGTAGTAACACGTCAGCAGCAGTGGATGCTAGAAAACTATGGTGAGGAATGATTGATCTAATCATGTATGGAATCATGGCTGGTCTGTTTGCAGTAGCAGTCTATGGTTACTTCACCAACTTAGAAGAAGTTGTTGGTAAGCAGATGATCCTTATGATCCTACTGGTACTAACAGGTGTAGTAGGTATACTAGATAGTAATCTTTAGGGGGTGTAGGCATGAGGGGAACTTTAGAAACTCAGTTGTCTCTGGAACAGGAGATGATTACAGCAGGTATCGACAGGTACAGGAAGACAGTTGACAAGGCTGTAACAAGTAAGGCAGAGTCAAGAACCCAGCATGGACAGGCAATCGTAGCACGTACAGTGACTGCTGTTGCTGATGGCATCAAGGAATTTATCTTGACACCCAAGTCAAACAGGGATATAACCTACAAGTACGTCAAGGACATGGACGTAGAGGAAGTAGCTTTCCTGTCTCTGATTACCCTGATTGATGGTATCTCCGTGCGACAGGGGCTGTTGTTCTTGGCTAACAACATTGGCTCTGCTCTGGAGATACAGGACAGACTAGACAAGTGGATAGCAGAAGAAGGTTCAGTAGCTAGTAACACCATCAAGCTTGCCCTGAAGAAGGGCGTGGGTGCTAGACGCTACGGCCTGACACACAAGATGAATAAGGACGGACACAAACACACAGAGTGGAGTAAGTCTGATCGCATCCACGTAGGCTGTCGAATGGTGGACGTAATTGTACGCACCACAGGACTGATAGAACTAGAGAAGCAACGACTAAAGAAGACCAAGACTACCACCATTGTCAAGGCTACCAAAGAAACCGAAGAGTGGATCAGGGGTTTCAATGAGTACGCTGAGACTGCAAGGCCACGCTTTGCACCCTGTCTGATAGTCCCAAAGGATTGGACTAACGTGACAGGTGGTGGATACTACAGTGATTATATACCTGAGTTACCAATCGTGAGGCGCAGATGAGTGTAGGCAAACAGTTACGCAGACTAAGCGAAGTAGACTTGAGTGAAGAGTACTCCTGTCTGAACGCACTCCAACGCACAGCATGGGCTATCAACCAGCCAGTGCTTGACGTAATCAGAACAGCATGGGACAATGGACAAGAGTGGGGCAAGCTACCAGCTAGGGATGACCTGCCCCTGCCTAACTACCCATTCGACAAGGAACCTAAGGAACTGGTTGGGGAAGAGAGGGAGGATTTTCTTGCATGGTCACGCAAGCGAAATGCTATCTACTCCTTTAACAATCGTAGCGTGAGCAAGAGAGTACAGGTTGAACGTACACTGCAAGTAGCAGAAGAGTATGCACAGCATGATGAGTTCTATTATGTCTGGCAGAATGACTTCCGTTCTCGCAAGTACGCAAGCTGTACCTTTCTCTCTCCTCAATCAGCAGACTGGAGCAAGTCCCTCCTGACTTTCAGGAACGGAGTTGCTATCAACAACTGGGATGACGCACGATGGTTGTGCATCCACGGTGCTAACCTGTATGGCAATGACAAGGTTACACTCAATGAACGTGAGGGTTGGGCATGGAACATCTCTGATGAGATACTACGTGTAGCTGATAACCCTTACGACAACCAGCTATGGCTGGAAGCTGACAAGCCCTACCAATTCTTAGCGTGGTGCTTTGAGTTTGCTGGTCTGATCCGGCAGGGCTGGGGGTTTGTGTCTAACCTACCTGTCAGCGCAGATGGTAGCTGCAACGGCTTGCAGCACCTGTCAGCTATCCTACGCGACAATCGTGGGGCTAGGGCTACGAATCTACTACCAGCCCCTGTGCCTCAGGATATTTACAGTGAGGTAGCTGATGAGACACTAGCACGTATCAAGAAGGACAGCCACGACATGGCTAGAAAGTGGCAGGAGTTTGGCGTCTCTCGTAAGATTACCAAGAGGCCAGTAATGATTGTACCTTACTCAGGAACCAAGCACTCTTGTCGTTCCTACATTGAGGAAGCGATGGAAGAACAGATAACAGACACAGGGTTCAACCCCTTTGGTGATGACCTGTTCCCTGCCAGCGTGTACCTCTCCAACTATGTGTGGGACGCAATCAGTGACGTGATTGTATCTGCCAGTAAGGTGATGGACTACATCAAGAGCATAGGAGATGTGTATGCAGACATGAATAAGCACATGGAATGGGTGACACCTACAGGATGGGTGGTGCTACAGTCCTACAACAACACCACAACCAAGCGCATCAAGACCCACATCAATGGTGAGGTAGTCAAGCTCAACATGCTGGAGGAGCAGTCCACAGTATCGAAGAGGCGAACAGGTACAGGCAGTAGTCCAAACTTCATCCACTCTCTGGATGCTGCTGCCATGACCAAGACTATCAACCAGTGCAGAGGGTACAACATGAATGACTTTGCAATGGTACACGACAGCTATGGCACTCACAGTACACACATGCCAAAGATGTCCAACATCATACGCGAAGAGTTCGTGAAGATGTACGAGGAGCATGATGTCTTGACGGAACTCAGGGACCATGCTATACACTTGCTAGGCACAAGGGACATCCCTTTGCCACCAGCGATGGGTGACTTAGACATACGCAATGTACTACATTCTGAATACTTCTTTGCATAGTCCTAAAGTACCCCTATTGCCTTTTAACAGAAAGCTGAAGGAGATAAGATGCTTTACATTAAAGGAACGGCTCAATGGGCGAAAGTTTTTGAGCCAGATACTAAGTTTGTTCCAGAAGGTCAGTACTCAATCAAAGTAGTTGTACCAGCAGAACAAGCAGCCGAAGCGTGTGAACAACTAGACAGCATGGCACAAGCCAAGCTTGCTGAAGTTGTCAAGGAGCAGCCTAAACTCAAGGCAGTCCTGTCCACGTCACCTGCCTATCAGGTTGAATACGATGATGACGGAAACGATACAGGCAATGTCGTATTCAATGTAAAACTCAAGGCAGTCATCACTCGCAGGGATGGCACTAAAGCCACACAGAAACCACTTGTTGTGGATGCCAAGCGTACTCCGATGGATGGCTCAACCCTCATTGGTAATGGCTCTACTGTGAAGGTAGCTATTGATACCTATCCTTACATGATGCCAGCAACCAAGACTGTTGGCGTTTCCCTACGTATGAAGGGTGTACAAGTCACAGACCTCGTACCCTATGGTGCGTCTGCTGCCTCTATCTTTGACGAGGAAGATGGTTATGTGTCCAGCGCAGTAGCCAAGGACGATAACGCTGACGTGTTCAACGAGGAAGATGGCAATCAAGATGTCGAAAACGAAGGGGACTTTTGAAGAGGCCGTGCTTTCTGACTTAGATAGTAGAGGCGTTCCATACCTGTATGAGCCAGACAAGCTGGCCTACTACGTGGAACGTCACTACATCCCTGACCTAAAGCTAGGCACTATGATAGTGGAACTGAAGGGGTACTTCAGGCAAGACAGCCAGCGTAAGATGAAGGCAGTCAAGGCACAGTACCCTGACATGGATGTACGCTTTGTATTCCAGAAGGCTAGTGCCACTATTCAGGGAGCTAAGAAGAGAAAGGACGGCACTAAAATGACGTGCGCTGAGTGGGCAGACCGTAATGGCTTTGTCTGGAGTGAAGGTACTATTCCTGAGGAGTGGTTGACATGAGTATTATTGATACAACAGAAGAGATTGTATCAGAGGTAGACTTGCAAGCTGAGTTTGGCAAGGATGGGTTGAGTTTCTCTATCTTTGTAGATGAAGCAGAGTTCCATGAATCAGTGGACTTTGATGACATGGCCTACCTCATGGTACATGATGAGGACAAATATCCTGACCCTACCCTTATTAGGATCATGGATGGGTTACGCACGATGGCTTCAATCATAGAGGAAGAACTAGATGAGCGACAGCAGCGAGTTCCTTAGGCATGAGCCTTGTCCTCACTGTGGCAGTAGTGATGCTAATAGTCTGTTTTCAGATGGGCATTACTACTGCTTCTCTTGCGAAACATACACCCCTGCACCTGACAATGGAGAGATTATGTCTACGTTTGAAACACAAGATACTATCTTCCTTGACCTAGAGTTCAGGGAACTGAAGAAGCGTGGCCTCTCTCATGACACTTGTACTAAGTGGGGCTATGGGGTATCCACCTACAGAGGACAAACAGTTCAGGTGGCTAACTATCGTGACTGTCAGGGAACACTGAAGGCACAGAAGGTTAGGTTTCCCAACAAAGACTTCTCCGTTGTCGGAGACATCAAACAGGCTGGTTTGTTTGGTGAACACCTGTGGCGTGATGGTGGTAAGTTTGTTACTATCTGCGAGGGTGAGGTGGATGCTATGTCTGTCTCCCAAGCTAATGGTAATAAGTGGCCCACAGTTTCCATCCCCTCAGGCTGCAACAGTGCAAAGAAAGCTATCGGCAAGTCTATCGAATGGCTCAGTAAGTTTGACTACGTAGTTCTATGCTTTGACATGGATGAGGTAGGGCAGAAGGCAGCACAGGAATGTGCTTCAGTTCTA